CTATTTATCTTACTAAGAGCTCGCCCTCCAACAATACTCTTACCTAAGTTAAATAGTGCGGGTATCGCTAAACTAGCTATTAATCCTATTGGCAAAACTTTAAATTTTAAATGTTAAACAATTCAAACTAATATTTCTACAAAGTTACTATATATTACTTAACTCAGAACCTATCACCACTTTAAACACCGTAATCTCTGATGTAGCAGTAGTATAGTCTAAGTCTAAACGTAAACTATTTCCTCTTAAATAATCTCCTTTTATTAACCCTAATGAGTAAGTGGTAGGAGAAACCTTTAATGAAAACGTACAAGAAAAATCACATGAATAACCATCCTCATTCACTATATACAAATAAGCACTTGATATGTCAGAACTAGGTGTAAATGTCATAAATGAAGAACCTGATGCCACCCCACCTATTAATATTTTACCTGCAAAACTAGCACCATAATATAAATTAGGTAAATCATAACCCAAGCTGTTTGTTAAATTAGTAGTAACAATATATGTAACATTTTTATATAACGTAAATGGACTTGAAGCATTAGTATAAGCAGCAGCCTCATCACCACCAGACTCTTGAGCAGCAGTTATGTTTGCACCTGAAGAAGTGAAGGCAGTATTAAACTCCTTGCCTGATACCTCTGTCCAACCCGTTATCATCTCCGTGTCAGTGTTTAATACCGTATCGTGATACGTAGCCATGTTTCGTAAAAATGGAGCATACCATCCATTCTCTATCTTTTCTATATAATTAGCAGGTATCTGGCTTATCATAATCCCATCAACATCCTCAACAGTAGTCACCCGTATATCATTAACAGCCGGTTTATCGCTTGCCTGTATACCGAACCTATCATATAACTTAACCTCACTGTTACCCTCGGACGTATATATCCTTAATTCGAATGGTTTCGCATCACTATAATATGTACAATAATTAGACGAATCACTAAAGTGTTTATATATATCCTCACCTATGGTTGATGAAAAGAATCTACCGCCACCTCCAATATAGTAAGGCCACGTCCCTGAAGAATTACTCCATATATGATTATTACAAAACCATCTCCCTGTAGACACCTGATAACTTATGATTACATTATTAGTAGCATCCGTAGTGTCTTTAAAGTAAAAGTATAATAAGTCATAGTTCCTTTCATATCCACTCCACACAAGCCAATCAGTATATGTATTAGCACGTATTGTTTCCTTCATCTGCCTAAAGAACGTCCTCATCTTATGGTCTGTCCATCCTGTAGCAGTTGGATATCTACCACTGATGGGGAATAACCCATTACCGGAATCCCTCACCACACATCCGTTCTTATAATCCCAAAAATATAACGCACCATCTACTACCCTAACACTTTCTGGGTTGATAGTTCCATGGTGATTTGAACTCACTCTTTGATAACCGACTACGCTATCTGATGTAGCATATGATATATTGCCACTTGCATCCTGTATCTCACGTATCCCAAGTCCTGCCGTGATAACCACACTATCTGTTATCATCTTAAGCCTTGAGCCTAATACTCTTGCGGCATTCACATCTCCATACAAATTTGTTACCTCAGCATAATTATTAAAATCAAAATCGCTTAGCCCATTTATCTTCGTGCTCTCTAACATTACATTAGAAAATAAAATCTTATTAGATTCTGTCTGTCCAATAGGAGAAGCTATGCCTATCTTACCTTGTGACCACACATCCGCTTTGTAAAAATCAGATGGTGAATAAGACTCTACTGTAAATGTATCTACATTACCTGCGTGTATGGGGTCTGAAAATAATCTTTGTATATGGTAAACATCTCCTGCCGTAAACGTGCCAGTGGCATCATTAGAAGCATCCTGATCTTGTGTTAATCCCCTATGATAAAGGACACCACTAGATGTATATGTGGACATAATAGGCCCATACTCATAATAAACAGTGTCCTCAGATGTCTTATATGGTCTGTATATCTCAATGATTCCATGTGCGCCAAGACCCACAACAGACACGTTTATATCTTCGATGAAAATACATGCTGCCGTACCGCTTCCACCAGATTCATCGTAAGCCTTAATCTCATAATCATAAACCGATGTCATATAAGTCACATCCCCCGTTGCCTGTGTCACACTCGCCATAAACCTCACCCGATCTCCAGCCTGAAACTCATATAAATCTATCTCTGAATTAGGAAATGAATATTCTAAAGTTGATTGAGCATAACTTTCATCTTTATGATATTGCAAGGGGTCTATACATATCTCTACGAACTCCTCATATTGAGGATACTCTGCTGCCCCTGTGCCGTAATATCTTCCGCTATCACCCGTATCTTTAATATGTGTAATAGAATATTGCCAAAATTTATCTATGGTTGTATTACCCGTATATCCGAATCTCCAATGAGTAGCCCATGTTGGTGGAAGATGCTTAATTGTCCACCCTATATTATACCTTATTATATCTGCATCAGATGGAGAATACGCTGATTGCTCCATAATAGTAGGAAGATAAACCTCTAAGTCATTAGACTCTATTGCATTACCCCTACGCATAAGAGCATCATAATAGAAAATACAGAAACGATGCTTTGCCCCTAACTTAAAACCAGGAACAACCTGATAATCCACAACAGCATTGACATATAAATAAGCGAACACTATAGGATCATAAGACAACTGTTCACTATTCATTGTAAAATAAACGTTACTGGCATCAGATGATACAGTCGCAACATCATTAAAGTTATTTTGTATAAACGTTGCTATACCAGATGTATAGTCAGTTATGACACTATATGTAGAGGGTATAGTAAAAGTAGCCTTCTCCGTCCCAATAATAATTTCAAACAAATACCCCGCAGTAGGCAAGCCCGCAGGAACAGCAATCTCATAATCATACGTAGTAACCCCACCAGAAGTAGTGAAATTTTCTGTTATAATATACGTGTGGTTTATGGTAGAACCCTGCTTAGGAATCTCCTGCTCTATATACTGTTCTGATAAAACCACATTTGGAATAATATCATTACGCCCTTCTTTAACGCCTATATATCCTATCCTTTTGTCTAATGGCACTTGCGCCTTAGCTGTTATAGGCAGATTCTGATATTGTCTGGCAACCTCATCTTGGTCTACCTCCTCATAATTACCCTCGTTATAAAACTCAAATGAGTTATCATTATATATATCTACCCAATCAAGCGTACCCGCCTTCTTCCAATTACCCCAACCTGTTGACGTACTCTCTCTGAAAATTATTTCAACATAATTTATATACCTCTCAGTATAAAACAAATAATAATTTGGAGTGAGTGTAAGCTTGTTGCTGGTTTGTAATGAGTCAACAGTAGACCCGAAATAATCCTCGTTATCTATCTGGAATAAAACATTTGTATAAGGAGCATAAAGAGATGTTCTACCATCATTATATACATACCTATAACTAAACTGAAAAACTTTTTGTAAGAGATTATTATAATATATAGAAGAATCATTACTATAAAAAGCTAATAAAGAATACCTTGGCTGATAAACTATATTATGAAACTGCTCAAATATTAAATCAAAATCATAATGCGTATCTCCCGTCCATTGGCACAACTGAAACTCACCACTTGTTATATCAGTATCTAAATCCGCCCCATCAGTAGAATCTTGTAGACACTCCCATATCCTCCCTAAATATCTAAACTTATCTCCTGAATCATAACTTGCTGATGTATCAGTATCATCCAATACCGTATAATCATAATAGTTAGTAGCCCATTCTACATTGAGCATACGAGGACTCGAACTTCTCGGATTATAAAACAGATAGTCATCCATAACAAATGCATCTACTATTGGATAATCTAAATCAAATCCTAATAAGTCCGCATCCCAGACAATCCTATCAAAATCATCGTCATCTATATTATATCTTAAGATACAGTCATTATTAACAGAGCCATTCCCCGTTCCATAAATAAAATAATAATAAGCATTACGCTTCTCATCATAACACCCACCAATGATAGTATATGTAGCAGAAGAATAAGCCGCATCATGGGTAAACGCATGAGTTATCTGCTCATTACCCTTCATATTAGTGATTAACCCCTCCGTGCCATCACCAAATGGAGCAGCATTCTTTCTGTAATCTGTCTCTCCATTCTCAAAAAAGCGAGGATCTCTATCGGTGTTCAATCCACCATTTCCTGGAAAAATTATATCTTTAATTCTTACCATTATCTTCTAACAGTTTGACTTGCTGTTCTGCGTATCATATCCCTTATCTCAGTAACATTCGGGCCAATGTTCTTCTTTAACTTCCTTACCTCATCCTTATACTTCATTTCTAATTGCTGTACCTTAACTGCAGGTGCGTTCTGATAGTCCGCATCCATATATCTCACATAATATTCTAAACACCTTCTTGCTACTTTAGGAATATAATTAGTAGTTGTATCATCTATATTAGTAGACTTATATCTTAATATTACATTATCAGGCGTATATCCACTAAAAGCTATTCTCCCCCTCCTTCTATCTATTGTATAGAAATATTTATTTACAGCACCTCTTGAACCTAATCCCTGCACAACTCCATTGTCGGCTACATTCACACCCTCACCGTCATTAACATCATACACTTCATCAACGCCCTGTGTCCCATCTGTAGTTATCACTAACCTATCATCTCTTGTCCATGTCCACATTCTACCTTCCCATGGAATAGATATACTAATGAAGTTTACAAAATCACTTGGGAAATCTATTGTATTAGTATCTGTGTCAACAGTAACCTTAGCATCTTTAAAATTAGCAAGATAATTCAATTCAAGCTCATCCATCCCGTCATAAGTTATACTTGCTAACCGCAAATAATCATCATCGCTTAATCTTAGTTTATTAAGCATATCATTAATAAATCTACTATACGTTATATTTCCGCTTATCTCGCTCATTGTGTATCTGTATTATCAGACACTAAATCTTTAGGACGAATAACGCCTAAAGCCTCTAGTGTATACTGTGTCATTAAACGCCCATGCCCCCTTGGAAAATTAAACTCCTGAGTACTCGAATGATCATAGAACTTAGGAATCATATATACATAAAAGTTAGTCACAAACTGTAATAGCGTCTTATCCTCTACTAATATTCTGCTAGGCTCTACAATATACCATATCACATCATTATAATATGCGTGTACATCCGTATCCATACGATAATATTCCTGATGTGTCGTTGGTTTAAAATCATATATAATAGTAGAAGATTGTTCCTCATTCACTATCCTATCCACACCTCCGCTTTTCCTCTCAAGACTAATGGGGTTAGCTCCTATGTCAGAAAATAATAGCTGTTGCCATCCGGTTTCTGCTGATGATTTTGCAACAGAATGTATAGAGGTATATTGAGACATCTCTAATAACTCACCTTTTCTATACAACTCATTAAACAACTGTTCTTGAGCAGCCGTGACTGCCATAGCGATCACATTTGGATGATACTTGTTTGTCTGATCTATCTTAGGAAGTAGATTTTTTATGTAACTTATATACTGCGATTTAGTCATATTTTATTATTTCAATATGTCATCTTGTTGTTCCTGTAAATTACTATGTTGATAAGAAGCCTGATCTTCTAACTGAACACCCAAATATCCCAAGATTATATTCTGTATTTTAATCTTATCATAATCCCTCCAATCAAGTTCTTTACTTGTTGATGTGACAGAACCACTTGTAGTCCCATCCCTATATACCTCACCTGTTTGTAGAGTATAAGCAGATTGCCCCTCAGTAAGATACTGAACCTCGCTATTAGCATCTATATAATAATCATAGAAAGGCTCATCAGGTTCCTTTAAATACATGAAAGAAAGTAGATTACTCCCATCTGTCTCCACTCCACCTATATAAATATAATAAGAGGTCGGAGCCCCAGACACAGAATCCTCTTTAAAATAAGCTATAGGATTAGTGGCTGTTGGCTGTGTAAGCTCATCGCTCACCCTGTCGGCATACTCTGTCTGTGATATAAAATCAACCTTATTCCCATTATACATTATAGTTTCAGTCAACAGAAGAAAATAATCACTAGGCAACTGCACATAATAATTAGATATATAATCTGAATGATTGGCAAGAAACGGTTTAAATGTTTCTGTGTCTCTATATGTACCACCCAATTTCTCCCACTCCTTATTCCAATATTCAAGGTTGGCAGTTTGTAAATACTTAGTGAACGTGTCTGGGTCTAATGCATTGCCTTTACGTGACTTGCGAAGGATTCCTGTTAAATACTGATAAATATCATCATTGGTAATATTATTGTTCATCGCATCAACATTTTGTACAAAGATAATGAAAGTTAAGTAAAGGACGGAAAATCACTTTTTACGCCCGTTCACGTAACGTGGACATTCTTTAAAAATGAACAGATATTGGTAGTAGGACTACCTATATTCAGTAATATTTAAAGAAACAAAAACCCCCTATAACCCGAAGGCAATAGGGGGAAAAAGAAAAAGAAAACAAAGAAAGAAAACGGAAAACGCAACTCTTAATAAGTCCCTACCTCTTTTGGTAAATATTTATCCTTCCAAGCTTTTATCAGGAAGTCTCTCATCTCATCCATCTTCAAACCATGAGCATCAACACCTACATCCATCTGCTTAGCTATCTTTTTCATCCACATATAGCTAGATGACTTTTCAATATCCTCAAGCTCACATGGTTTATTTAACTGAACGTCTTCACCTAAAGCATTCTCTATATCCATCATCTTCTGCTTATCAGATAACATAGCTGTTATCAGCACCTCGTTCTTTATATTCTGTTCATGAAGAGGGACACTACAAATAACATTCCCAGTACCCCCGTCTATTTTAGGTATATGCCATACACTATGATCGAAATCAAACTGTACTATACCTCTTTCTACAGCAGACATAACCTTAGCACCCAACTTAGTGTCATCATTATACTTAACATCCTCAAGAAACGCCTCTACGCCCCTGATACCTGCTCTTGCAGATGGGTTGTTTATTTGCCCACGCCTCTTTTCATTCGTCATCACCTTATCATATAATTCAACCTGTAATTCCTCTACCGATTTAACATCAGTATCTACTATACCCCAACGTTTAGATACATTCCTTAGTATGATATTATGTTCCACAAGCGGTGAGTTTTCGCCAAAGATAGTTGATTTAAGCTTAGCCTCAATCCTGTAATTATCTACATCTTGTTTAGCCCTACTTCTTGTGTCATAGATCACCACCTGTTTATTAAAGAAATTATGTTTCTCTATAATAAAATATGCTAAATCAGGAGTAGCATTATCCCCCTCAAGCGGTATATAAAATTCACCACCCGATACTAATAAATGCCTTCTTAGGTTTGTATACTCACCATCTTTTATGCTTAATGGGGTTTCTGTATATACCCACTCCTCTAATCCTGACTTACCTGAATAATTAGATATAAGTGGAAATCCTTCTATAGGAAATGGTTCTGGTCTACCTGATGGGTTTATCTTAGGGCCGTCTAAATGCTTCTTGTATTTAATACATATGGATGTACCATATAACTCTTTGTACCCCCTTATCTTTTCTCTGTAATCATCGGCAATCTCTTTCCAATCACCGCTCTTCGCATTTAAATCTATACGCTCTCCGTTTAAATATAACATCTTCTTTTGTTTTTAATTGTTTTCTTTTTTATTAATAAGAAGGCGGTAGCCACACAAAATGGCTACCGACCTAATATATAGAGATTAATATGTTCCTGACTTGGTAACTTTAATCATCTGATTAACCTGCATTGCTATAAGAGCAAATTCAGTTAATAGATAACCCTTAACACTGTCGTACTGATTAACTGCAGGATAGTTCAGTCCATTAACACCAGCAGAGATTTTAAATACTCTACTCCTATCTTCACCGTTGTTGTTCAGATAACCGATACTAACATTAGGAAGCGTTACTTTTCCACCCTCAGGTGAGAAAAACTTCTGCGTATCCATAATGGTTGCCTGAGTCATTGGTATCATAACACCTGCGTTACTGAAGTAATCTTCAAGAGTACCAGCAGCCCATGAGGTAGCATCACTGAAAGAAACAAGTTCCTTAGCAACATATTTCATGCCATTCTTAACAAATGCATTGAAGCTAACACCAAGTTCTCCCATTGTCTTAGTCAAATCAGTCCCACCGGAATATTCCTTAATAAAGTCAAGACCCATATTATCAAGCTGTGTTACAAGCTTAGGCCCAACAAGGAATGCAACCTCGGTATCAACTACCCCCTGTGAACGGAACAGTTCTTTTGCTGTATCGAAATCAGTTATACTGAAACGAGTAACATAAGGAAGACTCTGTCCAAGTGAATCAAGATGTACCCAAAAACCATCAGTAGTCTTAACTGATACAGAAGCAGAGTTCTCATCAGTCTCAGTTACTGAGTTATCATTAACATCAGAAATCCAAATTGCATTGTCAATCTGACGATCAAGAGAATCTTCAGCCTCAAACTGTGACTCGAAGAACAACCCCTGTCCACCATTCTTAAGCTTCTCAATGTAAGTTTCCTGAGCTACCATACCACCCGTGATATGCATAGTCTCTTTAAGAATAGTAGTATAGAAAGTTCTTGAATATCCATAAGTGCTTCTTGCTGAAGGCTGTCCAGTTCCTCTACCGTGGGGGTTGAAACCAACCTGTAGATAAGCATTAGCCGGAACAGCAGTTGTGATCTGTGCTGTTGATCTAAGTGGATAAGCGGTACAAGCAGCAGATGATGTAGCCCCCACAGCAGACACCCTATAAGCAGCAGGTATATCCTCAGATAAATAAGCAGGGGGAATAGTGATAGTATCACCAACCCTTAAGAAAGTGTTGTTGTCTGAATCATACTCACCTGAATGAAGGGTAAAAGAAATACTGTCCCCCGCAGTTGTTGAAGTAGATATACCACTTGCATTAACACGTATAGGCTGCCAGTAAGCACCTTTTTCAAATGCTGTTACCTGATCTCTTGTTAGACCACTACCACCATCGGACATAAGAATATCCACCTGGTTATTAGCCATCCTTAAGAAATCGTAAAAACCAAATCCCTTACCATATTTATTATAGCGTGTAGCTAAATATGCAGGGAACTTTTCGAAACTTGCCAAATCATAATACTCAAGACCATAATGTCTGGTTTTAGTATTAGCTGACGGTTTAGTATATGCCATTGTATTTTAATGTTTTAATAGATTTATAATTGTCTTCTCCTGACAGTCCTCCCATGAGTTAAGGCTTCATCAAAACCTTTAGGTTCTTCTTGCTTACTTGGCTTTTCCTCAATCTTAGGCTTCACAGGATTATGTATCTCTTTGTTATGAGCCTCCTCCTGATCTGCTAATGCATCACTCCGATAACTCTTCATAATCTGAGGGAGATTAGCAAGTATTACCTTAGCCGTTGCAACTTCACCTGCTTGTTGAATATTGTCCTCATTCACCTCAAGGTTGTTTTCTGTCAAATAACTCATCATGTCGCTGTTTAATTCCTTCCTCATATCATCCGTAACAGTAAAGTTAATCAGCTTATCTTGATTACCATCCTTATCAGGATTATCATAAATGGGTATCTCTTTTAACTCTTTCATCTGTAAGTCTAAAACCTTACCCCATTCATTTTTCAAAGCATCTTTCCTCTGCCGTGCATCCTCTTTCTGCTTAGCCATCTGTTCATCTATGTTTATTTTCTCAGGAACATCAATGGATGTCTTCATGTCATTGAACTCCTTGCGGGCAAGGTTCGCTTCTTTTGCTATCCTTACCTTTTGAACATTAGACCACTCAGAGGGGTCGTTGATATTTTCAATGTCAATGCCAAATCTGTCTGCCAACTCTTCCTTTATTGTGGCTTCATCGCCAATGTTAGGATTATTTAATCTTTCATACTTGGCTAACAAATCTAAGTCACCAACTTTACTGAGATCGGAAGTAAACGCTTCCTGTATAATAAATGGGTCTTTGTCTGGATTCTTCTTCCTATACTGTAGAGCTTTATAATCCTCTACCGATGGGAAATCTGCCAGAGGGTCAACACCATCCTCATACTTTTTATACGCCTCGTACTTCTCAGAAAGGGTGTTATAATTGTTCTTGATTTCCTCAAGCTCCTTAATAACCTCATCAACCCTCGATGCTTTATTAAGGATTTCTTTTACATCATCCTCTCCTTGAATCTCTGTCTCAAATTTATCTTTAAAGAACGCTGATATATCAATTTCTTTAGTTTCCGTATTTTCATCTATGTCCACTTTTTCTTCTTGTCCATCTCCAGTGGATAGTTCTTCTTCTTGGACATCTTCCTCTTGCGGTGGATTAGTGGGATCATACTTCTGACCAAATACCACATCCTTTACTTCTTGCCGCCCTTCTTCTTGCACGACTTCTTCTTGTGCTTCATTTACTTGTTGTTTAGGTTCTTCTACCTGTGTCTCTTCAGCTACAGGCGCATCCTCTTCAGGATTAAATTTAGTTCCAAACTGCTCTTCCATTTTCTTCCTTTTTAAATTCGTTTTCCTTGCAAAGATATAAACTATTTTTTAAACGTACTTTTCACACTTGTTCTACAGGTTCTTCTGCATATGCCCATTTATATCCATGAGCGTAAGTAGCCTTACCTTTACACGCCCTTACTATACCACTATCATTAGACTTTTTCCCTAACTCGTCTAACGCCTCTTTTATAGACTCATGCCTTCTTATAAAATTCCCTTTTAAATCATATTGATTAACTGGTTTTGGCACACACACCCTCCTATATTTATATTTAGAAATTTTATTTTTCTTATAATACCTCCATTGAAATCCAGCAACATATGAACTTTCATTTTTGCTAACGCAATGAATTTTTCTGTCATCTATACCAAAATATCTAGCAGCCTCTTTAACACTCCCCCATTCATTAACAAATATTCCATCTAATGTATATTGGTATATTTTTGTTTTAGGTGGCTTATATGAAGGTATATAACCATTTTCGTAATCACTCTTTTTAACCCATAAAAAGCCACCATGCGCTTTCATAGAATCATTTAAACTTGCACATGACGATATCTTTTTAGCGTTTAAATCATTAACAAATGCAGCCTCCTTAATAGATTCATACTCATTAATGTAATTCCCATTTAAATCTAACTGCACCACTCTTGTATAACAAGCCTCTGCTCTTCTCTTTTCACCCTCCTCAGAAAGCTCAATACCTGCACTTGGATATATAACCTTCTTAGCTAAATTTAACGGAGGAGATAAAATATCAAGATACATCTGCTCTAAAGATCGTACATCATCCTTCCCGCATTCAACCACTAAGCAAAACATTAAATCATTAACACCGTATTTATTATAATGATTCTGCAATTTCCTGTTACAATGCTCATTAGACTTTAATTTTCTAATATGAGTCCCCCATCTAGTAAATACATCCACAGAACTACCTATATAATATTTATCAGGGCACGACTTAGACTGAATCCTATATATTCCGCATATCTTCGCCATTGCTATTACCAATCATTTTATTTTCTTCAATAAACTTTTTAGCCTCATCTGCGTGTTCCTTCATGTAATCCACAAGAACGGTTTTCATTAGCTCAGCCTGAACTTTTTGCAATTCATTTTGACCCTCAGCCTGCTTTACCGTTAATTCTCCCTCTATTTTTTCCCTCTGAGCTTGAGCCTCTGCCTCCTTGAGTTTAACATTCTGTTCCCCTTGTAATTTAATATTTTCTTGCTCCTGTATCCTTTGCTCCTCCCTAGCCTTCTCCTCCTTATAAGCAATAATCATTCTCATTTCTTTCAGATTACCACCACCATTTATTTGTTCAAGCACATAACTAGCATCTGCTAACGATAATCCTGGCTTGCCTTCTCTCCTGTTATTCACAGATATATTTACAAAATCTATTAGTTGCTGTTTTTCTTGCTGTGTTGGCTTCGCTTCAAAGCTCATTCCATATTGAACCGGGGTACTCCTTTTCATCGCTTGTTTTAATCTCTGTATATCCATCTTACCTATTGCTCCCTCATATACATCTATGTAATCACCATCACAGAACATCTGTATCCTACGCATAGTAGAACGTGCTACCCTCTCCTTAAGAGTAAGCATCTTATTTATTAATGGTTTAAGAATATCTGCCGTAGAAGCCATACTTAATTCAGTTCCTGTAGCTGTTTCTCCAGCAGGTGAAGCACCTAAAGCCACGGGGCTTAATCCTGTTAAATCTTCTATCTTGCGCATAGCGAGCGTCCACATATCAGCAGCATCTTGTAATACCCTTCCTGTCATACTTTCAATCGGTATGACAGGAGTTACTGAACCTCCTTCATATCTTCCCGACATAGACTGTTGGAATAATAATATACCATCCTCCCTCCACATCTCTATAATATCTCTAAACGAAAACTTATTCCCATCCCCATCTGTTATGTTTTGCATCATGGCAAAGTCTATTGCATAACCATTTTTAATAGCCATAGCACGCCCGTCTTGGTACTTTAACCACGCAACCATTATATCATCCATCACGGGTCTTAAACGCTCTGTAATGGGCTTATTATTAAGTTTAACTTGAATGTATGATGGGACAACCTTATTCTTAATGGGTCTGTCCATGAAATTAGTTTTCCCCCAATCAAATACTACGTCACTATCCACCACCCAAGATGCCTGTCTGAGTACACGGTAATTAGTTGTTTCCACCCTCTGCTGTACTCCACGTTCTTTTTGTTTATCGCTTATTGGTTTAGGCTGTTCATCCCTTTCTAACCTGAAAGCAGACTTCTTACCATAACGATTCTTGTAATACATAGTACGCTTCTGAGACTCGTCTATCCACTCAAGATGCATAACCTTTATACGAAATGATTCATAGCCAAATGAACCATCATCCTGCGCACGACTGAGTTCTTCCCATTGTGTAGCACCTGGATTATTATATTTACCAGCAAACCTCTTAGCCAAATCCGCTAGCTTTTCTTCACTCATATCCACATGCTGCCTTAAATCGGCTATAGTCATCCACTCATAATGACCCGCATATGGTAGCTCACTTAAATCATATTTCCTCATGTATGGTAAAATGGCATCTACCAAATCAATATACTTAATCTTCCACTTGCCATCTTCAGGGTCTAAGTTAATCTTTACTACAGCCCGACCATTATCCATTAAGTCATCTATGATAGCATCCCTTAAATCAGCATCCCACTCGCTTATCTCAAAGGTATGGCTCGTAAGCTTCTCCATAGCCTTAGCAATACGAGACTTTAACCCACCTACCTTTTCAAAGAGTTCAAGTTCATATGGGGTGCTTGGAATATAATTAGGTTCTTGTACGGGTATGTCTGCGTTTTGTTTTAATTGATTAAGGAATGCTCCGTGTTCCTTCTGTACCCACAGCCTCCACTTCTTCTCTTCTTTCTCTGCGCCACTCTGCTCATCTATAGTATCTACATAAACATTGTAGTCTACTCCATCGAGCAAGCCCTTTAGCTTATCTTTAATACGTGGCATTGGAGATACGGGAGTATAATCTATATGTTGGTATCCCTCACGTGATCCTTGACCCGGATTGTTCCAACTCCCGTCCTGATCTGATTCTGAGTTCGGGATATTCCCCTCACCAAACTTATAATCTTTGTATAAATCTTCGGGTTGGTTTCCTTCACCATACATCCTCATTAAACTAAAATGATTACGCATGGATTGGTCTATTCCACTTTTGTTTCTTGCTATTGCACTGCCTATTGCTTTACACCATTGTAAGTGGTATTTCTCATTCTTCTGAGAATCGGGTATGTCCACCTTCGGATAACCCGTAACTTTATTTTTCTTTATCATAAGAACTAACGATTTAATGCAAAGGTAACAAATCCGTTTGTAACAACTGTTTTTATAAAATACAAATAATTTGTTTGTTTAGGTACTAAGTTTTCTTTTACTCACCCCCTAAGCCATTTTACCGCACTCCTAATACTATACCCTTCACTCTGTTTCTCAGTCTTCTTAGGATTATAATATTCGTTACCCATTTTCCTCCATGAACCTAACCCAGCTATCATGTGTGCTGTAAATCTATCATTATATGTCATATGTTCAGGCCCCTGCATTCTCTTTATTTCTTTAAGGAATGAAGCAAAGTCTTCCATGTGGCAACGCTTATTAATGTAATTCTTTACCCAACGAAAGCCCTCATCCTTTATGGCATTGTCCATGTAACATCCTGGCTTGTCGTTATATCTTCCTGTTCCGGGATTGATGTCATATTGTAGATACCCACCATATCCTCTATCCAAAAAGTGTTCCCACAGATTCTCAACATTTCGTTCCATGTAAACTGTAGCTCCATAATACACTGCAACTTTTAATACGTCTTCGTTATACTCAAATGTACTCGCAGGTCTGTACCTGTACGATACAACAAATTTACTACTTTTCCACTCTTTAGGATTATCATCTTTATCTATCTCTGTATCTCTCTCCCAAAATACAGCTATACCACCATCAGATTGCCTGCTCTTATTATCTCTTAACTTAGCATCTGATTTGTTAGAAAACCGTATCGGGTCAGCACCTAATGTAAACCGATTAGTGAACAAAGGAGCATGTTGGTATTCTGTCTTTCTTTTCTTAGCTATGTAAACGGGTTCTTTGGTTTTCTTGTTGGATAAGGTATCAGGCAATAATCGGCTAACCTCAAACCTTCCATTCTTATCTTCTACAAACACAACCTTGCTATCAGGAATATCATCAGCCCATTCAAAGTTCCCTACCCTAATATTATCTTTACGCTTAAGCTCTACTAACCTTCTATCTACCTTCTCTAAATCCCATCCCATATCACCACTTGAACCTAACCAACACTCTGCATATTGTATAGGCATTTTACGCCTGAGTGAACGATAAGACTCCATCGCTTCAGGTGTTCCCCTCTTAAGTAAACTATCTCTTTCGTTTAATAAGTACTCTAACGCCCCCATATCTAATCTTGCAAACAAGGCATCAGGACGTAACCTTTTCTGCCGCTCGGTAGGTTTATCTATTACAGACATGCCGAAACGGTCTATGAAATTCTCAAGCCCCTTATATGCAGGGAAAAATATCCTTGCTAATCCACTGTTTGTTTGTCCTTTTCCCGGTATCCTTTGATAGAAGTTTGATAACTGAGCCATCTTCATATACGCTAATCCACCCTCCTCCATTTGCTCTACCGTTGAAGGGTGTTGACTGTAACCTATAATCTTAGAACCAGAACCCGTGGACTGAGCAAGTTTATTAACGTTCCATCTCTCTAAAACGTCCACTCGGTCTGCCTTTCCTTCCTCGTCCATCAGTGAATAAAACAATTTGTCACCATCGTTCTTCTTCTCATCAGCACTATCTGTAAAGTCAATCATAGAATCCATAGAATAAACATCGTACATAGATGTTCTCGCCCTGTATCTTATCTTAAGTGGAAATCTACCTACCGTAGCATCGTTCTTACAAATAAGAAAGTAAGGATACCTCTCAAATGCGGGTAATAACTTCTTATAGTAATGTTTCTCGGCATTATCTCCCTCCATTGATATAATTGTACCATATGAACCAAAAGTCGTCTCACAGCCTTTCTTTACCTTGTGACAGCCCTGATGTGTTGAACCCCTTCTTCTGAACTTAGGCTCTAAATCCCCAAAGAAAACACGTGAGCCTATATCTATCATCTTATACTTGCCATCAACACCCTTAACAGCCATCCCATTATCATCCAAGTCTGCGAAAGTTTCTGTTGCATGTTCAAGGTAGTGCCTGAAACAATACTTCTTTCTATCCTCATCCCTATACTCAGGTAGCTCCCCCCCATTCTCTGCTATTCTATAGAAGTTTAAGAAATCAAAATAATCGGGTGGTAGCCATGTGGGCTTTCCGTCATTGAAAAACCAATACCCATTATTTCTGTACCAATGAACGTGTTTAATAAACAGAACTTCTTCAGGCATATCATCCCTCTGCTCCTCAAACATTGTCCAATACATGTCTATCACCCTATCCCACGTAACGACAAGCTGTTTGTTAACCTCGTAGTTCTTCTTGCATTGGTTAAATGCCCTACGCTGTAATTCGATAAGTTTCTTTGGAATCTCTAATGGGCGAAAGTATTGTTCTTCGGGTGGCAACCCATAGCCATCTATGAATTTTAATTTAGGTGGAGAGGGTAACGATAATCTTAAAGGTTTAATATCAACATCTCCATCGTTGATAATAAAATACGTATCAGCATCCTTATAATCATACTGTACCTTTTCGTTTTGTTTCTTCCTCCCCCTCATCACTTATAAAATGTATATCTTCCGTTTCGTAATCCCCATAAGGGTTAAAATCATCAGGTAACTCCCCATCCTCCTGTAACACCTTAGCTATATTCTCAGGATTTAACCTTATCCTACTCTCCTCTGCTTCCTGATATAACGCCTTCTTAGCTAATAAAACCTCATCCTGCTCACCACTACCATACAAACGATTAGTAATACGATTAATATCATTAGTTATATCATTAAGAATCTTAGTGGTGTGTTGAGTATATTTACCAGCAAGAATACTTTTTGTGGTTAAATGCTGTAGCTCAAGTAAGCCTATTAGCTGTGTGTATTCGGGATTCGCAAATCGGGAAATAAAAGAGGCTACCATAGCGTTGATAACCTTATCCTGTCCTGTGAGAAATTTCTCTACATCATCATCAAATCTTCCCTGCTCAATAATCCAACCAACCTCTTTGGCAGCCTCCCTCTTTCTATTATAATATTGCGCCTCCTCCATTCGCCAAGGACTGTTAGGATCATACATCATAACTATCCATTGATAGACCCTCTTCTTCCCTAGCTTGCTATCGTCAAACTCCTTAAAAAGCGTAAGCTCCTTCTGTATATTAGAAAGGAATTTAGGCTTATAAGGATTCAACCAGCATTTGCTGTAATCCGCTTCCCTTGTTCGCATTTCTTTTCTTTTATCTAATTACTTAACATATTCGGAACTCGACCCATCAGCATCCCTTTGATAATGAATATCGAACTCCCAAACTAATACATCACCTGACACCTCATCATCTCTATATAACTTGATTAACATAATAGAGCTAACATCTGTGATGGTTTCTGGTGGAGTTATATCTGTAAACTCGGCTAACTGATGAATAGTTCCACTTTCATAAGTATATGCATATCCCGTAGTGGCTATGGTAGTCCACGTAGCCGGAACGGCATCACCTAAATTTATCCATTTATAATCTATCTTAAAGACATAAGTATTATCACCGCCTTGAGCAAAATGAACATGAGGAGAAATAACACTCCCCGTTTTCCAATCATGCGGGAACTGAGCAATAATATAAGCTATCTCAGAAGTATCATCTGTTGGAAAAAGAAAACCAACATTCGTTTCATCAAAATCAGGTTCTACATTAGCTCCTCTTTTAGATTGAGTAACGGGGAATCTTAAATCATCCCATACAGTATCATTATACTTCACAGGAGGATTAGCATTTGTCTCTATAGTTTGCGTCATAGCCGTACTATCACCCAAAAAACCTCTTAACCCCTGTCTGTTTGCATTCCCCATTACGAACCTGTTTTAACTAATGTTATTATTTCTGCTAACGTATGACTGATAATATACTTCTTCAATGCAAAGCCACCCGTAGCAATAAATACTACAGAATTAGAAGAACCCAACCCTACGCCAAAAGATATATCACTTACATTAAATGAATGAGAAACGGGAGTAGCTGTTGTATCCCCGTCCTCATATACATTAAAATAAACTCTTGAACTGTATGGTATCGTATCAGCTTCCGTTACTATAGAGGATACCGTTTCATCTACTAAAAACAAACACGTATCTGTTTCCCTATCCTGTGGATTAAATGAATAAGTAAACTTACTGTCATTTGTATTATGGGCAGTAAGGTCTTTTATCCACTCGCAATTAAATATATACTCAGTGGAATCTTCTATAGGAATAATAACGTTCCCATAAGAAGAATTAGCAGATAATGTTGTTAACTTTGCAATCATTTATTATGTAGCCTGTGCTAATGTTTCAATAGCCGCAATAGTGTGGTCTACAATATAACTCTTACAAGAAAAACCACCCTCATTTACCCATACCCTTGCCTTGGAAGTAATGTTTGAATCAGAATAAGTTTCAGCAAACGTTATCCAATCTTGGTTAATGGAATGCTCAACAGCAGTACTCGCTGTATCATTTTCCTCAAATACATCTAACGCAATCCATTTCGAAGCCTGACTAGCGGCAGGAGCATCATAGTTAGCCTCAGTAGTTGTAGCGGCTTTTGTTTCAGTTACCCTTATGGTAACCGCTGAACTCTGTCTGTCATTCGGTTCAAATACATACCTGAACTCTTGGTCATCGGTGCTATATACCTTAGAATCCACAAAGTTATTGGTGTTAAACAGGTATGCTGTAGAGGCTGCAAGGCTGTCTACCCATGGCCCACTTCCTGATGCAAAATCACTTGCAAGTGTTGTTAATTTTACTAACATTTTAATTCATTTTTAAAGATTAATCTGTGTACAAAGATAATTAAAATAATAAAAAGCCCGTTCCAGCTAAATAGAACGGGCTAATTACTAACCTTAAAACTTACAAATTATGAAAAACAAAAACTACTCAACCTCTACTTTCTTTCCTAAGAGTACCTTAAAGGCAACCTTGACATCATTCGCCTCTGCTTTTAATAGAGCCACCTCCTCAGCAGTTACCTTGTCATCCTCAAGTGCATTCAATAAAGCATTTACCAACTCAAGCGTCTGCTTAACAAGCGAAGCTACCTGGCTAACCTTTGTCTTAACAAGCCCCCACTGAGTCCCAAACAATGCCGCCACTGCTGCTATTACTACCGAAACTATTGTCCATACATCCATGATAATTAATATTTTAAACGTTTAAATATCAACAAAGGTACTAAGAAAATTTTACATACACGTTATTACTTCTTGTTAAATATACGATCCCATGTTTCTTATCAGGTACATAAGATGAACCTTGAATGTTAGGAGCAAAGCGTACCCGAACACCTCTGCGTAAGCCTTCTGCATCACTCTCCACCACCACACCTTCTTCTACATTCTTAATATCCCTTACCCTTAATGGAGTGATGATTCCTCCTTCCGTTTTCTCTTTTGGTTTATCCGGCTTAATAACAACATTGTTCTTAGTTGGATACACTCTGCCCCCTTCATCCCAACCCAACACAAACTTCCTTTCACTGATTCTTAACTGATCGCCACCAAACTCAGCATGTAACATATCCTCTAATAATATAGGTGGCATACCAAATATAGCTTTCGTCCCCTCTTTTATCCTCTCGTCATCTACATATAAATTATCCTTGTATTTTCTGTTGGGTGTTGACATATACTTGCCTATACCGTATCTTACATCTTTCTTCTTCTTGGTATTTATAGCATATTTGCTCTCAGGAGTTTCAGCATCAACCAACTCAAATAAACACACTCCATTAAGCGGAAACACCTTCTCACCCCTCTTAGCAAAGTATAAATCCCTGTAGTGAATCATCTTATATTCCACACCATCTACATCAAACGCCTGACAGTTTAAGCTAGCCATGTAATCAAACCAAACCACATCATCCTTCTGTACCTCTACATCGGTTTCCCAATCCATATCATTTAAGTTAAGATGTTCGGGAATCCACTCAACTATCCCTATCCTATCGGCATGTGCGTGTTGGTTAAAATCTGTATCACCAACCACATATATCCCTAATTTAGTTCTTCTGTTAACATTCTTAGTATCTATGCGGACTAAAACAGAATTGTTTCTATTTAATAGTCTAAGATTCTTGAACGCCTTCTTGTCTAATATATAAACTTCTCTACTCGGCAAATCTTTTAATTTTTAAAACAACGTTTTCTGATCTGATTTATTTAATTTAGTCTTTGCGTAGCCTAACGTCAAAGCCTCTTGTTTAGTCTGTATTCGTTCCATTGCAGCGTCATAATAGTCTTTGTCTATCTCATACCCCACTAAGTCAAAACCAAGCTCCAAACAGGCTATTGCTATGCTTCCTGAACCTAAATGAGTGTCTAATATTCTATCGCCCGGTTTGGCGTAGTTTTGGAGTAGCCATTTGTATAGGGCAACTGGTTTTTGGGTGGGGTGAATGCGGTGTTCTTTGTGTTTCATGTTTTCTTGCAGCATACCATTCCATCTATATTTATATCTTCTTACTGCGCTTTTAAATGACGTATAAGCGAGTTCACAATCTGCAAAGTCATTTGAGTTATTATCCTTATCCCACACTATCCAACAAGGTGACTTTAACCCTAAAAAATGATTTGCCCCCCATATTATTTGATTTTCAGAAACTCGCATTAATTCGTTAAAGTATTCATTTGATGGGGATTTTATGTCCCAAATTTTTGCCCCATAATCTTTCACTTTAGCCAACTCTCCCCCCCCTACTTTTCCGCTTTTCGCTATATTTATCCCATAAGGCGGGTCAACAATAGCCAACTCAAATTCATTATCTTTCATTTCACGCATAGCTTCCATGCAGTCCATGTTATGAATAGTTATATTAGGAAGTTTGATCATTTTGTTTTTTAGAACCCCTTACATACAAATCCTTAGCTTCGGCATCTAATAATTCTATCGGTAAATAATGTTTTCTTGCTACGTGCCTTATCTCTATCTCTTCACCATCCTCTAACAAAACCCAAAGCTCATTAGCGTCCGAAACATAATCCATACTTATAACCTTCTTACCGTTCCACATACTCCCCAAAACCCATTGCTCATATGTTGGTTTGTGATGCTCGGCAGACTTGGTTGGATTAGCCAAAACTCTATAAAGAACTTTTGTATGACTTTTGTTTAATGCGCACATTTAGTGGTAGTTACTAAAAAGGGAGATCGTCATGTTCTTCAGGGTTTAGGTCTGATGTACCAACAATATCCGTTGATGTCTCCACCCTCTCTCCACTAGCCTTAACAATATCTGTTATTCCCCAAGCCTTAAGTGTAGTAAAGTATTTATATTCATCAGCATCCTCAGGCTTCCATCTTCTACCACCTACACTAAACTCTACTGTTATCTTATCCCCTACATCAAGGTTATTTAATATAGTTATAAACTTTTCTATAACCTCAAACTTGATGAAATCCCTCCACTCTTTACCGTCCTTCCCCGGTTTTAAAGTTTCAATAACAAATTCTGCCTTCCGACCTCCACTACTAAATGTAACATCCGGTAATCTTTCGTGTAATACTCCTGAAATTCTGTAACTTTCCATGTTTTCTTTTTTTTTTTAATTTGTGTTGTGTTTATTAAATAACGGGATATTACCCGTCCTCTATTTCGATTTCTTTTCCGATAGCATCTTCCTTAAACGGAATATGAATTTCTAATACTCCATGCTTATACTTAGCTGATGACTTCAGTGCGTCTAATGATTTATCTACCTTAAACTCCTTTGTCATCTCAGGATAATAAAAATCTGTTTCTGGTAAGAACACAGTCATAGAACCATCTGGTCTACCAATAATCTTAATGTCTTCCTTTTTGCATCCCGTGGCTTCTATCTTTACTAAGACACCATCCGTTAACCTCTGCCTTTGTATAATACCTCCATGTAACATATCTATAATTTTTAATTCAACATCTGAGGTTGTGCTACAATTTTTAAGCCACTCCATATACCTGTCATTTTGTTATATTAAAACAATTCTTGGTCTGACACATCTTCAGGTATATGATCAGGTCTACAATACTTCTCTAAGTAATCATCAGTTCTCCATATCCTATGCATGGATTTTAAAAATAATTCTTCTGATTGGTTTAACTCCTGTTTTTCCTTTAGCTTGTAATCTAAGATTATTATAAGCCTTTCTTTTATCTTATGAATAAAACTTAGGTAATCTGCAAAATCGGATTCGGACATATTGTGTGATTATTTCTAAACAAAATTAAACCATATCATTCTTTTATGCAAATAATTTAAGGATTAAATTAAAATTATTTAGAATATATTTGCGTATGTCAATGATAATACGTACTTTAGCGTATCGTTATTTTAAATAACTAAAAACATTTCATATGACCACAGCAAAACAGTTGGCAAAATACTTCGCCAATAATACCGTATCCAACGAGGAAATAGAACAACGATTGAATAATTATAGAACACAGATTTTTTGTGAGGGTATAAAATCTATGCACAATTATCTTATATACATTAAGAAAAAAAGAAAATCTTTACAAAGCCAAAGGTTGAAAAAAGAGTGGGATGAGTTTCTTAGTTCTATAAGAGATATGGCTACCAAAAAGAAATAACCAAAACTATATTGTATGTTAAAAGTTTATGTAGCCGGAGCTTACTCCGATGATAACGTCCTTGGTGTATTAAAAAATATTGGACGTGGAGAACATTATGCGTCTAAACTCTTTATGATGGGATTTGCACCCTTTACTCCTTGGCATGATAAAACATTCGTAACAGATTGTTGGACACAAGAATTTACTGTACCCATGTTCTATAACTACTCAATGGAGTGGTTAAGAGTATCGGATGCTGTATTTGTCGTTCCTAATATGTCAGGGTTAAAGAATTGGGAAGATTCTAAAGGGACACTAAATGAAATAGAAGAAGCTAAAAAACACAATATCCCTGTATTTTTTAATGAAAAAGATTTAATAGAATGGAAAGAGACAAAAAAATTATCATCTGCATCGTAGCTGAAAGCGGATCGGGAAAGACTTTTGTTGCCGATTACATAGCTGCCAAATATAATATCTACCCAATAGAATCAAGAACCACAAGACCGCCAAGACATAAGGGAGAGAGTGGACACATGTGGGTGACAGAACAAGAGTTCGATACGTACGCACAAGAGAATATGATAGCGTTTACTGAGTTTGGAGGATGTAGATATTGTTGTTTAATAGAAGATGTTACCGACCCAATCATGACATACGTGATAGATGAATACGGACTTAAATATCTTAAACGATATTTCTCTAATACTTTTAATATCTTTGCCGTACGAATCATAGCCGACAATATTAAAAGGCACAAGAGAGTTGACCGCAGTAGAACCTCAAGAGATAATGGTAAATTTACAATACCATTGGATGAATTTGATTTCTGTATTTTTAATGATTATGACCCTATTAAAACATATAAACAAGTTGATAGTATTATAAACCAAATAATAACCTATGAATTATCCAGTGGAAATACAGGAGTTTGCACGTGTACGCATGGAGCAAACCCCAAACAACACTCAGATTGCAAGAGATATTAAAAATAAGTTTAAGATAAATACTGAATTAGACAGAGTAAGAAAAAATGTAAGTAGGTGGAGAGAAAAATGGAAAGTAGAGGCTAAGCAAATACCAATCAAACGATTGTTCTTTGATATTGAAACAAGCTACTATATCCTTAAATTAAGGGTTTGGCAACTGAAAAACTATAAAACATATTTCGACCCAGATGATATAGAGGTAGAGAAACAGATTATCTGCATATCTTATAAGTGGCAGTATGAAGATGAAGTACATAACCTGGATTGGAGAATGGGTGAAAAAGAAATGCTTAAAAAGTTTATTAAGATAATAGGAGACGCTGACGAATTAATCGCCTTCAACGGTGACAACTTCGATATTAAATTCTTAAGAACACGTTGCATAAAACATGGAATCTTAATGTTCCCAACCTACCGTACATTAGACCCACTTAAAAAAGCAAGATCACACTTTCTCTTTGCAAGTAATAAATTAGACTACCTCGGTGAATTTCTTAATACAGGAAGAAAAACAGAACACGAAGGGTTTGATATGTGGAAGAAGATTGTGGAGGAAGGTGATGAAGAAGCTCTGAATAAAATGATTGAGTATTGCAATAACGATGTGATACTTCTTGAAGATACCTTCTTTGTTATTAGCCCATTCATTAACCATAACAATAACTTTGCTATATTAACAGGTGGAGAGAAATGGCACTGCCCTGAATGTGCAAGTGAAGATGTAGAGATGTATAGAACCTATTCTACCCCTATGGGTATAATAAGAAGAAAAATGAAATGTAATGCGTGTCGCAAACAATATAGAATAAGCAATAGAACATACATGCATATGCTTGAAGATCAGTTCAAAACAAACGGTAGTAAAATTTAGTGCTTAGATTCTTTGTGTGAATTAAATTATTTTTCGTAATTTTGTTCACATGAAGATTAGACCACAAAATAAAATATTGATTCGTAAGAATCACGAAACCTCAACCAGAAACATAGGTGGTCTATCTTCGGTTGGGGTTTTTCTTTTAACCAAAATCATACAACATACGGGCTGTTCTACTGCATACAGAAAACAAAAATGCAGTATAAAACCGTGTGTGAGTTTCAGTAAACTTTATATAAAGCGGATTAGTGCTAGCAATGTCCCAAGCCCGACAACTAGCGACCTCATGCTCGAAAGAGACCAAGCTTTATATAACGAACTAACAATAGAGGGATAGGAACTGTTACTGAAGCTCTGGCTTTTCTTATGGAAGCACTTCCCTATAGCAGGTACATGAGGGATGTAGGGGCTACTATAATTAATAAGTAAAAAAAAGTAGGTGAATATGTCTTACGTAAATGACACGAGATTAAGTTATAAGGCAAGAGGGATACTTGCTTATGCGGCTCATAAGCCTAATGCATGGAGATTACAGGTTTATGATTTAATAAATGTTAGTGAAAAAGATGGCAGGAAATCAGTACAATCGGGAATAAGGGAGTTAATTAAGTATGGCTATTTAAGCTATATAAGAGTTCCTTATAACGATGAAGGAAGACATCAAGGTTCTTATTATCAGTTGAATGTAAAAATGGTAACTGGAAGATATTTACCATCAAGAGAAAGAATGTCATACAGATTACAATATCAAACAAGGGAATGGAGCGAAAAAAGAGAAGGTATAATAAACAGGGATAATTATAAGTGTGTTAAATGCGGGAACTCTAACGTTATCTTACATGTTCATCATAAAAAGTATATTAAAGGAAGAAAGGTATGGGAATATCCTGATGATGCTTTAGAAACATTATGCGAAAGATGTCATGAAAAATATCATAAAGAGCATCAGGGTAGTTCTCTTGTAATTGAATAATCATCACTCTAACCAAATCTTAGTATCTTTGTACAAAATGTAATTTATTGTACGATGAATGAAATCAAACAAACGTATCAGGTAACAGCAGGACAATCCATAGGTTCTACTAATGTATTATCCCCTCCAGCAAGGCTCATAGTTCCTAAAGGTGGAACAGCAGTTCTTTCTGTAATGACTAACCAATATGGAGGCGAAGATGCTTTAGTTGGTAAAACATTATTTCAGGATACTGAGTATTGGGGAGGATGGGTTACGATAACTGTTCAATCAGGTACGGTAGTTGTATATCAGAGTAACGTAAGCTAATGCAGTATTTTAAACGTCAATTCGCCACACGCTTTTCCTCCAAGCATGAGTTTGGTTCGGTAGGTGTATCGGATATCTGGAGAGCGCAACCTACATCTTATGTTGTTTCAATAACGGGGATATATGCTGCTTATTGGAATACCGTGAGTGGTAATCAAATGATTGATAGTTTTGGTGGTGAACCATTAACGCTTAGTCAATCATTGGTTACTGATTATATACCTGGTGGTTCGACAGTTAATATTACTGCTCCTGTAAATACTACATTAGCTACAGCAGATGAAGACAATGTATTATATAATGAATCAGGAATACCAACCACCGTATCAAATGCAACGTTATGTGGTTCTGATTACACAAGAGTGCTTGTTAAATATGCGAATGAATCACCTTACCATATATATGCTATTGCCATTTTAAAATCAGGAATAACATTAACCCAGCAACAGATAGATGATATACATGAAGAGTTTGACTTATGGTGGTTTTGGGATGACGTGTTTAATGATTATGGTAGGCTTAAGGATAACAGGAGTATTGGTAGTTAATGAAATACATGGGATAATATTGGGATTGATAATAAAATGACAATGATATTAAAATATAATACAATGAAAAAGATATTAACCATACTCACATTATCCTTATTATGGATAGGGCTATCAGCACAGTCATGGCCTGAAGTAATTACATCAGGTATGCAGGGTAATGCGTTTAGAGACTCTATTAATAAACACCTTGATTGGAAGAGTGATAGCCTTACTACTGTGTATGGAAGTTTTTATACGGGTGGTGATGGGATAAATGTTAGTGCAGGTAGAGCAATATCTATTGGCAGTTCAATTAATCCGACTAACGAATTGCAGATAAGCCTTGATGAGAATGAGTTCTTTTCAGTTTCTAATTCTTATGGCTTACCTCCTAACGATACCAAAATACGTTTATCTAAAGATTCTATACGTATAGCAGTTGATGAGAACGCTTCTAGTTCTAGGTTGTTTTATCTTGATATGACCGATACAGATTTTGATATGATGTATGATGATGGCGATGTATATACTGGTGGAGGTGGTGTGAGAATAGACACTAATAAAGTGCAAATAACATTTAGGGGTGTTGGTACATTACCAGCTAACTCTAGGTTATATGTAGAGGAAGATTCAATATTCATATCATCATTCGATGCGCAGAACCTACAGACTAATGAGGTGGCTGCTTCATCTAATGGATTATTCTTTAATGCAGATAGTATTTATTATACTAATCAAAAAGGGACTACAGATGAAATACTGTTTATTAGGTCTACAGGCACGGTGGGTTCTGACCCTATATTAGGTGCTAGCAAGGCTCTGGATGTTCCACTCCCCATTCCACAGGAATTATTATCAGATAGAGATGAGAATGGAGAAATAAAATGGTTAAGATATAATGAGGATAAGGATATGGTTTGGGAATATGGGCTTCCTTCTAATCCGGCGAAAGCCATCTCGTCTCTTATGGCTGCTAATGAGATAAACTTAAGGCTTATTAAGCAGTTAAATGATGAACTAAAGACATTAAAAATTATTGTGTTTATTTCACTGCCATTAATCATATTGGGGCTGCTGATCGTTCTCTTAAGGGGTTTAATTAAAGGATTAAAATTATAATAAAATGAAGAAGATATTATTTTTTATATTATTAGCATTGAGTTTATCAACTTATGGGCAAAGATATATTGTCACTAAGAGTTACGTAGATGATTCAGTAAGTGTACACAGACAGCTTTTAAATGCCTATATGGATTCTATTACAGCGTTAAGATCATCATTAAATCCGTTGATTGATGTCACTGCTCCCACCATGTCTACAGCAACAACAAATACTACTGGGGATACGATTACAATAACTATGAGTGAAACATTAAGTTCATCTTATATTCCAGATACAAGCGCATTTGCTGTATATGCAAACTACAGGTATGTAAGGGTTTCTGGTGTTTCAGTCTCTGGTGCATCTATTTATTTGTCGTTAAATGAGAGTATATTACTTGGGGAATCTGTAAGGGTTTCTTATGAGAAACCTGCAGCTAACATGTTACAGGACGCTAGCAGTAATGAAACAGCAAGCTTCTCAAATCAATCAGTAACGAACAATGTTAGTGATGTAAAATTAAACGCAACGCTTATAGCAAGATATGATTTCGAACAAGTTGTTACTGACGGGGTCGGCTCAAAGGACGGAATAGCCTCTGCCGCATTTGAATATTCTACTCATTCATATAGCTCAGGTTCATACTCAGCTAACCTGGATGGGTCGGTACAGTATGTAGACATACCGTTGGATGATACGATTAATAAGTTTAGTTATTTCTTCACGTTCCGAGCCTTTACTCAAGAACACACTAATCGCACATTATTAACTAACAGTGACACAGATGGAGGATATACACTTCTCCTTGATGCCGTGAACGGTAACTTTAGATTAATGACAACAAACGCTACAGATACCGCTTATGCAGATAGTGATTCATCTATTTATACTGCAGGGACATTAATGACAATAGCCTTACTTGTAGATAAGACAACGGGATACGCTCATTTTTACGTGAACGGACAGGATGTAGATGCAGACACTACGATTCGAACCGATTTCCCCGTTGATGACACGCTCCGCATAGGGCTTAATCATCAAGATACACTACAGGCCTGGGGGTATCTGGATAATTTACGGAGATACAGTAACTGGTTGACAGAGACAGAAATAGACAGCCTGCATTATGTTTACGGTATATACGATGCGGTTGTCGACACCACTGCACCTTCCCCAGATACGGCAAAAGTGGATGATACCGGGAAATTGCTGGAGATCTATTTTGATGAGGATTTGTATAATTCCGGGGTAGACACTGCAAGTTTTAATTTTCTTGAGGACGGATCTCAACTTGACCTGTCAAACCCCAGGATAATTGGTAATATATTATCGTTTGTTTGTGATTCAGTATCGGGTGGGACAACCCTGAGTCTGAATTATGATAAGACGGGAGGAAATGATCTGCGGGATAGGGCAGATAATGAAGTGGATACATTTACCATTGTCGTTGAAAATGATGCGCCTGTTGCCGCTATAAGCGGTCTTGCACACTACCTGTTTAATGATGCATTGACAGACAATGAAAATTCATATGATGCTTTTGCATCGGGGAGTTTTGCTTATTCGACAAATAAATTGGAAGGAACGAAATCAGGGAATTTTGATGGAAACGATAGGTTTGTTACCACTCCAGCCATTCCCCATACCTCACAGTTTACTTTGTCAGGCTGGGGCCGACATTTCAATACAATATCGACAAAGACAATTGCAACCACAATTAATGAGGGAGCAGGGTGGCGATATGGATTTGACAACAGCCAGGGAAGATTTTTCCTTGAAACAACGGATGGTGGAACTACCACAACGGTTTATTCAACAACCGGGCATAACACCATCACAGCTTGGATACATGGGGCTATTGTTGTGGATGACGATGCCGATACGGTTGCATTCTATATAAATGGTCAATACGATGTGGGTAGAAGCATTACATCAGGCATAGGCACATCTGCTCAAATCAGGTTTGGGGCAAAATTTGATGACGGATCGCCCTTATGGGGATACGGAGATGATTATCAGATATATGCAGGGTTATTGAATGCAAATCAAATAGCAACTATATATAATAATGTAGGTGAAATGGTGGAAGGTGGGGGAAGCGTAGAACCTCCCAACCCAGATCCTGAAATATTTGACATTATTTATTCACAAGATTTCGAAGACACTGATTTGGGAGTATATACTATTGAAGAGATACGAGAGGATTTCCCTGGTGTAGGATGGACTGATTCATGGTATAATCCAACAAGAATAGACTCAGCAAGATACCCTGACTATTATTATAAAGATACAATTGCGGAAGATCCAGTTACTTCAAGCAGAGGGTTGAAATTATGGCAGTTAGCTGGGACTTTTGGACCTTCTCGTGGTGGTGAATACTTCAAATTCCAGTTGGGTACGGAACATGAGGAACTGTACTTCTCCTACAACGTGATGTTCAAACCTAACACAGACTGGCAGAAAGGGGGTAAACTTCCTTACCTTGCAGGTGGACCTGTATACGAAGGAGCACAACCTCCTGCAGAGGAACAAGGCTTTTCTGGCTTATTGATGTTCAATAGTTACAACATACCAGGAAGTATGCAATACTTTTATTATCATCAGAATATGCCATATGCAAAATATGCTGATGTTAATCACTGGTATTGGTGGGATACAGGAGAGCAGTTTTCCTGGGACATACAGGAAGAAGAATGGCACAACATCACGGTTCGCTGGGTTTGTAATACTTTCGTAGATGCATTTTCGGACGGTAACAGGGATGGGTTCATGGAAGCGTGGGTAGATGGAGAATTTGTCGAAAGGCTCGAAGGGATAGAATGGCTGCACGGCACGAATATGGATCAACTAATGAATAGAATAGATATAGCCTGGTTTTATGGCGGTAATGATGATTCTTTTTCTCCAGACACTGATCAGTGGATTATATTCGATGATTTCACTGTATTCCAGTTTAAGTCAGGTAATGGTTATCCAACGACACGAACATACAGCACTCCCGCTAATACTATTGAATTACCTAACTGGCCAAAAACAGATTAATAAGCCTAATTGCTAGATTAGGTTAAGGGAGGGTTTGTGGTTATCCCTCCCTTTTTTCTTATCTTTGTAACTATGGACGAAGAATATTACGAAAACAATGAT